TTTTTTTTGTTTTTCCAACACCATAGCTCGCGTAGACGCCGGCTAGGTTCGCTAGGCAGAGGAGCGGGAAGGAGAGCAGATTACCCATGGGTTGCCCAGTGGTCTGCATGAACGACCCGAATTCGCTAGTCATTTCGCTATCGTCGAACGCATTGAGTGCGGTTTCCCACACGGTTCTTGGAAGGCTACTCGATCTAGCTAGTTCTACGATCATCGCACGCGTCACACCGAGGCTCATGTTATCTGTCGCCGACTCATAGTCCCCCGACACGATACACTCATCCTGCGAGCATGTGTAGTTTTTCATACTGTTTTCTGCCGACGTCGGCGATCCCCGCATCACAGCACCCGTGGCGACTAGCGCGTCATAGAGTGCCATATGTAGTGGCCGAAGGTATCCCATCAGGCTGGACGCTACGGAGATGATCCGCGCTTTTCCCCCGTCGTCTAGGATTTGAACCTTTTTGTTCGTCGGTATTTTTATTTCAATGTCGCCGTCATAGAACTTCCTTAGAGCCTCCGGAGTGTGCCCAGCTGCACAATACTCCGGAGCAGACATCTTTTCCATGTTTCCGTTCAGCGAGGGGACTGAGGTCTCCGCATATTTCAGCGATTTCCTGTCCCACCCCCGAGGGAGCGTGGCGATTGCCTGTCTGATGGCCCTTAGTCCGCGGTCTGACACCGGTTGCGCCGGCTGCGACATCTTCTTTTTATACCCGTTCCACACTTCGCGGCGATCAAAGGTACTCGGAATCATTTTGCGCGCTTGGAATAGCGTTCCTGCTAGGGAGGCCTCTTCCATGCTGCAATCTTCCTTGAGTCCCATGAGCGCGTCGACACACTCCGCCTTGGACGGTAGTGTGGCCTGCAGTTCCAGACCGCCAGCACGTGCCAGTTTACGTGCCTTCTTCCATTCCCCATGCACCTGTTCAACTGAGGTTGCCTTCCCGTTGCGCGGTTTAGTGGGCCGCTGCCCTTGTACGTCCTCTGGTTGAGTACCACTGTGCGTCGGGGGTTCTAGTCCCGGGCCGTGCCTCTCCTCCGTTGGATCCCTGTCGACAGGGGATTTTTCACCTGGTTTCCTCCAGGTTTTGACGCGGGCACGTCTCTCCATCGCCCTTCTCCGCCAGACCGGTTCGCACGGCCTTTCTTGGTTGTATCGGTTCTTCAGCATGTCCAGCCAGATCTGGAGCATACGACCGGATTGTGTGTACTTGTCGGTGCGGTATACTGCACCACTTTTTGAGAGTTCCTGTCTACTCACAAGTTGCCTAGACGTACGCAGCGCGCAGTCTCCCCTGGCAGCAAGGGGGGTGCCGTCTGTCTCCATCGGCCACCTGCTCAACCCTGTGGGCGAGCGAGTTAGTTGGGCACCGGTGCCCGGGATCGACTCCCAGAGTTCGTATGTGTCAGGAACCGCCGTGTCTTACTGGATCAGCTACTTCACTTTCGCTGTCTGGTATCCACCCCATCTGTCGATGAGGCCCTCTCCTTTCTGCGCG